TATGGGGCACAGAACGAAACGTATATTGAGGGTTGGGAGGAAAAGATATAAAACCTATTGATATACAAAAGGTTGTGCAAGATATGAGTGGATGGCTCTGCAAAACGAAACGTTTACGTGGGTTTAATTTACAGCTACATTTAGGTGCTTTTTAGGCATACAGATTTGCAGATAGGTTTAATTGGGTTTACATAGGGCTTACATGGTTGATTCGGGTGGGGGAGTGCATGGCAGCTGCGGCTGCTTTTTTTGTGCCCGATTATTTGATATATTACTTCTTAAAATATTCCATATAATAGTTATTTAGTATATTTGTGCCAAAATATTATTAGTATGGCAAAGGTAATACATGTGCATTTGACGCACGGAATAGAAGGAACAAAGCGGAAAGATTGGTATTTCAGCAGCATTTCGGCGGTTTATACCGTTTTTACAGCTGAACAGGTGGGTGCAACGAAGAATTATTTGCTGCATGCAGGATTATCTGGGAACGGTACTATATGCACCAAAAAGGCTATAATAAAGCAATCTACGCTCATTTCTTGCGGGCGTAGTGGAAATGTGTCAGACGAATAATAAGCGGCCAAAAACGCAATAAAAGCGGCTTTAGAATGATACAGTGTGGGGAGGTGGTTATACCTCCCCTTTTTGTGCTTTAAATCGGTCTTTTTTGATGCTGGACATTCAGGTGGGCATTCAAAGTGGACATTCACTTTTATAGAACTGGACATTCAAAATAGGGTTTTGGCGGTGTGCGATACAGACGTACTAAAATACTATAATTTTAAAAATACCCCTTGTTTTTTATTTGATAGCCCCCCCCTAAAAACCTATCATTTTTCACGCTTTAGTTCTTAAATGCCCAAATATCAGTGTTTTTATACCCATATATGAAGGTAGGGGAGGGGGATTGCTTGGGAGGGGGACATCATGGGGGATGATAGGGGGTACGCTTCGTTTTCCATCACCGGTGTATGGTAACAGTAAATCCGCCTATCCGACATTTGCAGTACCGGAAATGGACGCATCCGATACATGTTTTTCCTTTTCGCGTTCAAGTTGGTTAATCCGTTCTTTTAACTGCCCTATTTCTTCAGCTTGTTTTGCTATTTTGTTTATAAACTGAGAAAAATCTGTGTTTGCTGGTTGTGGTTCTTCATCAGGTGTAGGTGTTTCGTGATTAATATTTTCGTAATAAGCAGGGTCTGAGCTAAAACGCATAGGTTTTCTTATTTCGAACATGTCCATTAGCATCTCCCCTTTACCGAGCAAGAGCCATTCTGCAGATATATTCGCATTTGCGCATACTTTTTCAAGGACATCAAATGAGGGCTTCCCTTTTCGTGTCCCGACTACATTCTCAACCACTGTAGGACTAATGCCTACATGCAATGCAAATGCTCGTTTGTTACCTCCAAACAGTACTCGTATAATTGTCTCAAAGCGTTCATTAACCGTCATAATCAATAAAAATATTATCAAATGCGAATATTTCTCCTTGAAACACTTTGTATATTCGCAAATGCGTATTATATTTGCAACGTGTTCAAAAAAGAACACCGCGACAAATATACGAAAAAGGCGTGTGATTAGCGAATTTTAAATATAAGATTATGAAAGAGACATTATTGATGAAAGTAAATCCCAAGACGCTGGATAACCTGATGAACGAATTAACCAGTGCCATTATTCAGATGAAAGATGTAGAACCAGTGCAGAATACAAGATTTAAAGATGAGGTCTATACAATGTGTGTATGTTTTCAAGCAGAGCTGCTGCAGACCATTCGGAACGTGGAATTAAAGAATCAATCAAGTAAAGATACTCAGGATAACCCAGCGTGACGACCCGGAAGGCGTTAAGAGACGGGTGACGGTGTGGAAAGACACACGGGAGTGCATGGTTCTTGCGCCGGGGTTCGATTCCCCGGACTCCCTCCAATATTAATCATTAAAATAAGTGAGATATGAACAAGAGGTACATTCACATTACGAAAGCTGACCGCGACTTTATTGCAAAGGCGCTCAACGTGACAGAGAAGACTGTTTATAACGCTATCCGTTTTGATGACCGTCGTGGCAACTCCGAACTTTCTGCAAAGATCCGTAAGTTGGCGATGGACCGTGGCGGTATTGTGATGGTTGTTGCTCCGGAAATAGAAACGTTTCATGATTATGACAAAGTGATGCGTCAGTATTGTCCGAACGGTGCTTTGATTGAACTTGACCGCAAAGATGGTAGCGGGCAAGTAATATTCAAGGGAGAGACGGTTAAGACTTACGAGCATGTGACGGTTGTCGATATTAACCAAATTCAAGCGTTTGCATCTGCATTAAGATAGGAGGTGACTATGTTGGTGTATTACGGTAACATACAGTGTATTTCTGCACGCGAGCTCATAGATAAAGGCTATATCACCAAGTCCTGTTATGACAATTGGGTGAACCGTGGCCGTATCAAGGTGGTGCGCCGTGGTGGAGGTGCTGCTGGAAATTGCGCGTTGGTCGCCCTCAATAGTCTGCCTACCGAGTGCCTGGAGCGGGTAAAGGAAGACAACCCCGGAGGAACAGAGCAGGCACTTCGCCACTGGATACTATCAAACTATGTGCTGGATCAGGCTGCAGTAGCCTATTTTTTGGATTGGGCTTCCCATTCTTCCAGCAACAGAGCTACAGACGAACTTGCCCGGAAATATGCGGTGAATGCTTCAGTTCTGAATACTTGTATCAAGCTTTATAACAGAAGCAACGATTACCGCAAACTGATGGGTGAAAAATATAACTGGGACATGATGGCCACTACCATCGAGACCTTACGCGAAGACTTTGGTCATGATCTTCCTGCCAGTACCCTGCGTTTCCGCAAGAAAGTGAACGAATACAAGCAGTACGGTTACGAATGTCTGATAACCGGAAAATTCGGCAACCAGAACAAACGGAAGGTAACTCACATGGACGAACGCCTGGTGATGAGTTTGAAAGTACTTCCCAACCAACCATACGGCAGTGATGTGCATGAAATGTATCTGTCGTTTGTATGCGGTGAGCTGGAAGTATGGGATCTGGAAACAGGGGAGATATTCAATCCGGAAAACTTTACGGATAAGAACGGGGAACCGAAAGAACTGAGCGAAAGCACTATCCGGAACATACTGAACAACCCGGCAAGCCAGCTGCTGATAGAAAAAGCCTTGCGTGGACGTATGGAATTCTATCATGAGCAAATGCCGCACATGCACCGTCATGGTGGTGAGTTCTCCCTGTCACAAATAACGATGGATGACGTGGATTTGCCGCGTCGGATGAAAGGCGGCGAGTATGTGCATGCCTATTATGCTTATGATGCGGTGAGCCAGTGCCGTATCGGGCTGGCCTACGGGCGGGATAAGGATGATGCCTTGGTAGTGGACTGTTTCCGTGATATGTTCCGGCTCATCGAACGCAACGGATGGGGCATTCCAGCTGGTATTGAGGTGGAGCAGCACTTGATGAGCAAGTATAAAGGAGGATTTCTGAAGGCAGGTGAGGTATTTAAGTTTGTGCATTTCTGTGCCCCACAGAACTCACAGGAGAAATATGCTGAAGCTCTGAACGGTGCGTTCAAGACAACCATAGCACATAAGAACCATGAAGCCATTGGCCGCTGGCATAACAAAGGTGCACGGCGGGTGGACCAGAAGAAAGTGAGTGACAGCAGCAACCACACCTGGGAAGACAGAAAGTATTATACGTTTGAGGAGCTTGTGGCGGACGACCGGCGCGATTGTGAAGAATGGAACAATACGCTTCACCCCAATCAAAAGAAATATCCCGGAATGACCCGTTGGGATGTGCTCGTAGCCAAAATCAATCCGACCCTTCGACCGCTTGATAAACTGACCTTGAGCAGATATATCGGAGAAAAGGTAGATACCAGTATTCGTAGAAATTCCACAGTACGTGTGGCAAATGCGGACTGGTGGCTGAGTGGTCCGGAGGTGCTGGAGCAGCTGGAACCAAACAACCGCAAGGTGACGGCCTACTTCCTGCCGGATGAAGAGGGCAAGCCTACGGATGTCTTCCTGTTCCAGAACGACCGCTACCTTGACAAGGTTCGTCCGGTAGTGACTTACAACCGGGTGATGGCAGAACAGACCGAAGAAGACCGGGTAGCCTATACAGAGCAGGCTAAGATTGTGAGTCATTTCAGCAAATACCTCAATGACCACGCCATCGGAAAGGTGGGAACCGGTACACCTGATCAGCCAACGGATGATCCGGAAGAGGAACTGGAACTTCCCCCGGTGGAACTATCCGATGATTTGCCAGCCGATTTGTCGGCAGATCCGGAATCTGATTATGAATGGCACTCCGGAATAAGCGAGGCAATGAGAGCCATCAGTGATATGTAAGAACAGAATTAGAACAACATTAAAACAGCGTTAGAATTATGATTACAGAAGCGCAAAAACAGAAGATTATAGCAGCGATAGCCGGCAACCGTGTGAACTATCCCAGTGATGCCAAGCATGCTGCCTCTTTGGCCATCAGTACGTCTGTGTACAGTGCAATCAAGAACGGACAGACAGACAAAGCCCTGAGCGATGCCAACTGGATAAGCATTGCCCGCAAATTAGGGGTGAACCTCCGTGGTGAAATGGAATGGAAAGCAGCTAAAACCCCGACATTTGAATATATCACAGCCCAGCTGGAGTTTTCACAGCAGTCCAGCCTGTCGGGTATCTTGTGCGACATGCCCAATATCGGCAAGACTTTCACGGCACGTTATTATGTGCAGAGCCACAAGAATGCCGTTTATATCGACTGCTCGCAGGTCAAGACCAAATTGAAGCTGGTACGCAAGATTGCTGCAGAGTTTGGGGTGGACAGTAAGGGAAAGTATTCTGACGTGTATGAAGACCTGGTATATTACCTCCGTTCTATGGAAACCCCGCTTATCATCCTCGATGAAGCAGGCGACCTGCAGTATGAAGCTTTCCTTGAACTGAAGGCCTTGTGGAATGCCACTGAACGCTGCTGCGCCTGGTACATGATGGGGGCAGACGGATTGAAAGAGAAAATCAACCGCTCCATAGAATGTAAGAAGGTGGGTTATACCGAAATGTTGAGCCGTTATGGTGACCGGTACAGCAAGGTGACTCCGGATGATGGCAAGGAGCGCGAACAGTTCTTGAACAACCAGGCACGTATTGTGGCCAAGCTAAATGCCCCGGCAGGTGCTGATATAGCCCAAATTGTACGGAAGACACGCGGTGGTTTGAGAAGAGTCTATACTGAGATTGAAAAACTTAAAATGACAGCGGAATAATGAAGCGTGCGTACAGTCCGAAGGAAATAGCCGCCAAGAAATGGGTTACTCTGCCGTGGAATGAGAAATGGAGCAAACCTTTCGGATTTCCGGCAGAGAACGCTTCGTGGTTCATCAGCGGTGCCAGTGCCAGCGGGAAGAGCAGCTTTGTAATGCAGCTTGGAAAGGAACTGTGTAACTATGGGACGGTGCTGTACATGAGTTACGAAGAGAAAATCAACCAAAGTTTCCAACGGCGTATGGAGTATTTGAAGATGAATGAGGTGCAGGGTAAGTTTCGCGTGGTGACAGAAGGCAGTCTGGAGGAAGTGATTGCCCGACTGAGAAAGCCGAAAAGCCCGAAGTTCATCATCATCGATTCCTTCCAGGTGGCCGGATGGGACTATCCGCAGGCTGTGGAACTGATGGAAACCTTTCCGAAGAAATGTTTCATCTGGATCAGCCAGGAGAAGAAGAGCCAGCCGATGGGTGGCGGTGCGTTGCGGCTAAGGTATATCAGTGATATGAAGATTCGGGTGGTCGGTTATAAAGCTTATTGTCAAGGCCGTTCCATTGGAGACCCAGGAAGCTATTATGTGGTATGGGAAGACGGAATCATTCAAACAAGTAATAATTTACCAAAGTGATTATGGATAATAACGAAAAGGCTTTTGAAAGCTACACCGGAACGGAAGTGTTCCAGATTCTGCTGGACGGAAGTTCCAGCAGGGCAGTGTTGGATGACTGGCTGGAGCGAAACATCCAAAGTGACCTAAAAGTGAGAAGAGCGAAAACGCCCGGTCATGTCGTAATAGAAACGGGTGATGTATTATTTGCACGTAATGTGCTGATTTGGAATCCAAGTTGTAAAGTCAACATCAAAAAGAAGTGATATGGAAAAAGACAAAGTTTACATCAGTGGGGCAATAGCCCACTACAATATCGATGAGCGCAAAGGTGCGTTCCTCGATGCTGAAAACAGATTGCGTGCTATGGGGTTCAATCCGGTGAATCCATTTAAAAACGGACTTCCGGATGAAGCGCATTGGAGAGAGCACATGCGGGCGGATATACGCCTGTTGCTGGATTGTGAGTATATCTATATGCTGAAGGACTGGGAACTGAGCAAGGGAGCCAAACTGGAGCTTGATGTGGCCAGTTCGTGTGGCATTAAAGTATTGTTTGAATAACCTTTAAATTGTAGAATTATGAATGATATTGAAAAAGTTTTCCGTGGACTGGGTAGAACCAAGAAAGTTGAGTTTGTCTCTGAAAATATTGAATACGCATCCGCACATGCTGTTGCGGAGTATGTAAAAGGCTATCTGTTTGATGTGCTAAATGATCTTGGCGATGACGATTATGTGGCATCGTATTTAAAAGACAAGGGATATGAAGTAACGAAGAAGGATACTGATAAGTGAAAATGATATGGCACAGGAAGTAACCAATTTCGCCCGGTTCTATGCATTGTTCAACAAGCTGCCCTGTACAGGAGACCGGGAAGAATTTAAGAAAAGCATTGTGCTGCAGTACACGTGGAACCGGACGGACAGTCTGAAGGAAATGACAGCCAAGGAGTATGAAGCCTGTTGTACGGCTCTGGAGAAACTGAGCGGACAAGACGAATGGCGACAGAAGCTGCGTGAGGAGATGCGGCGGAAACGGAGTCTCTGTCTGAACCTGATGCAGAAGCTGGGTATAGATACATCCGACTGGGCACGAATCAATGACTTCTGCAGTAATCCCCGAATAGTCGGCAAAGCGTTCAGACAGATTACGGTGGACGAACTGGATGAATTGGCGGTAAAGCTTCGGTCCATACAACGGAAAGGCGGCTTGAAGCCCAAGAAAGAAAAGCAAACGATTAACCCCGTGAGCATGGTATCACTCATTCAGATTGACCCTGATGCTCCGGCAAACTGATAGGATATGGAAAATAGAAACACAAAGATTTTAGAGAATCTGAAAAAGGAAATCAACCTGCTTGCCTCTGATATGGAGAAGCAAGATGCAGCCGAGTTTTATAGCGAACTGGCTGACTGGGCATACGCCAACGGAGAGGCTATGCTGATGGAAGACGAACCTGAAATGCAGGATTATGAAAACCAATAACCCCAAAAAACAAGAATCATGGAAGAAATGAAACAAACGACCGTGGTAATGACGGCAGAGGAAAAGGCGGAATTTGAAGCCTTCCAGAGAGAAAAAGCAAAGAAAGCGGCAGAGGAAAAAGCCAAGAATGACCGCGAAATGTACAAACAGATGGTGGATGAGGAGATAGCCAACTCCATTCCGGTACTGCTGGGCATCAGTGAGCAGATCAAGGCAAGCAAGCAGACTGTGATGGACAACTTCAAAACCATTCTGGAAATGAAGGCAGACCTTTTCAAGACCAAGGTGAAGGATGACCAGCGCAGCCATACCTTTACTAACAGTGAAGGCGACAAACGAATCACGCTGGGTGTGTATGTGACCGACGGTTACCGTGACACGGTGGAAGACGGTATAGCCATTGTGAAGGAATATATCGAAGGCTTGGCCAAAGATGAAAAGACCAAGGCACTGGTGAGCATGGTGCTTCGTCTGTTGGCCCGTGATGCCAAGGGTACGCTGAAGGCTTCACGCATTGTGCAGCTTCGCAAAGTGGCCATGGAAACCGGAGATGAACGTTTCATTGAAGGTGTACGCATCATTGAGGAAGCCTACCAGCCGGAAGTGAGCAAACAGTTCATCCGTGCTGAAATCAAGAACGAAAACGGAATGTGGAAACCTATCCCTCTGGGAATGACAGAATCATAAATTATAGAACTATGATACAAGAAGTGGAGAAATCTCCGAAAGTAGCCCTGTGCCGTGCTTGCCACGGTACAGGTAAAGTGAAGAAAGTTGTAGAATATCCCTCTCGGATCTTTGGAAAGAAGCGAAGCGAAACCGTTGAGGAAGTCTGCAGACAGTGCGAAGGAAGTGGCCGGGTAACGGTAAGCGCAAAAATGACGCTTGACATCCGTCCCTATAAACCTAAAGTAAAACCATCTATGAACGATTAAACCTATATGGGAAAGCGGCACGGAGTTAGTTATCAGAAGCGTGTAGCAGAAGTAAACAGGATATATGACCATTATGCCAGTCACGGTGTACCGAACGGATATATGACCATTATGCCAGTCACGGTGTACCGACCCGTGAAATATGGCGGCGGTACATATATCCTGTGTATGCTATTAGTGAGCGTACATTCTACAATATGCTTAAAGCGTCCGCAGACCCTAAAAACGATTTGCCGGACGATACGGTACAATTGAAATTTAACTTTGACTGGGAATGAACGAAGACGTTAAAAAAGTAGTGGCCCGGATACTGAAAGACATTCAGGTGGAAATGAGCGATGAGTTTGACAAGAACTTTGAGCGGCAGGCTTTTTTCAGTGAAAAATGGCAGCGGCGGAAAAGCCCCATCCGGGATGAAGGCAGAGCCATACTGACAGATACCGGGGCGCTTCGGAAAAGTATTGGGAGCCGGACGACGGAAAACAGCATTACCTTCTTTACTTCTCTGCCCTATGCGGCCATTCATAATGATGGTGGTGAAATAGTGGTGACAGGGCGGATGAAGCGTTTCTTCTGGCATAAGTATTATGAGGCCACCGGGTCGTTCGGGAGAAGGAAGGACGGAAAGCTGCGGAAAGACAAACGAAATGCCCGGCTTGATACAGAAGCCGATTTTTGGATGTTCATGGCTTTAAAGAAAGAAGGAAGCACCATCAAGATACCCCGCCGCCGTTTCCTCGGCACATCGCCTGAAGTGGAAAAAGCCGTCCGTGAGATTGTAGAAGAGAATCTAACAGAGTATTTCACCATTGAATATAATATCATAAGAAAATGAGAAAAGAACTTTATCGGCTGCTTTGCAGCGAACTGAAGGCCATTGACCTTATCAAGCACATAGACTTGTGGAACCACAATGTGGAGTTCATCGAGCAGGAAGAGAACTGGGAGCGTCCGGCTGTCTTTGTGGAATTCTGCCCTATACAGTGGAATGCGATTGTTCCCGGTGTGGAATACCGGGCAGAACCTTTGATCAAGCTGCACATCGTGACAGACTGGGAAGGTTCGAGTGCTGATGGAAGCGAGCTGCAGGAAGATGCGCTGAAGGTGTTTGACCTGCCCGGGCTGATTCATGCCAGACTTGCCGGATTGAGTGGGGAAACCTTTCTGGAGCTGGATCTGGTGGAGAGTGATACCAATCACAACCATGAGGATATTGTGGAAAGTATTGAGGTGTACCAGTGTGTGGCCATCAAGCGGATGCAATAGTCGTCTTTATTAGAAAGGAAAAGCCGTGGACGTATAAATTACCGTCTGCGGCTTTTCTGTTCAATACAGGCAAAGTAAACGCCATCAGGCGGCCTCTTTCTTGTAAAGCATCATATCCGTGTAAGAAGAGCTGTAATTCATGTGAGCATTGAATTCCACCTTTGTGCAGTTTTCAAAAGGATTACCCAAATCCCTATTTCTACCTATCCATTCGCACAACTCCAGAATTGAAGATTTGTTGGAAGTGAAATATACGTATGAATGTCCCTTCAGTACATTCAGCACATCCAGGTAGTCGGCCATATTCCAGTACATGTTATAGGTTCCTACGTCAGTGGACAGATAGGGCGGATCAACAAGAAATACTACCCCAGGAATATCTTTATACCGGTTGAACACTTCCTTGTAATCGCAGGATACGATTTCCAACCCTTCAAGATAGTCCGTACATTCAGGGTATCCGGTCTTACGTATGTTGTTGTATAAAGCTTCTTTCCGCATATCCTGAACAGACAGTTTGTATTTCATGGAAAACAAGATAGAGGAGGAGAGGGTAATGAAATCCACATATCCGGTGGTATTCTCTTCCTGCTCGATGCGGCTGAATATTCGTTCACGCAGTTCTCCTTTAATGATTTTATGACGTGGTACGGAATTCCCTACCATTTCGCGAATGTCAGCAAGCAGCTGATTCGTTTGCGGAATGTGCTTCATGCGAAAGCGGTAGTTATCAAAGTCATTATAGATAACAGTAGAGTGGGGCTTGAGGGATTTGGTAATGTGAGACAACAATCCGGAGCCACCGAACAGGTCAACAAACAATGTCCCATCCGGATATTGCTCCAGCACTTTCATGAATTCCTTGGCGAACATGCGCTTTTGCCCGACAAATGGGAGAGGGGCTGACAGATACATCTTTTTCATACGTTCAATTCAAATTTTACATTTTCATTGCCGGCAAGCAGCTGCTCTGTTTTGTCGATGTTGTTTTCGTAAATATGCACGTTCCCCAGATTCAGGGTGATGGATTTTAGCGGCAACTCAATCTGCCTTGATATTAGGTACAAATGATAAATATCTGCCGGCAGTCCTAAATTTGCATCACTGCTTCGCTGATAGGCGGTCATGACCAGTTCTCCTTGCTCTATCTGGAACTGAACAAGACTAAGGCATGGAGCCTGGTTACTTTCTGTTCCTGTAGATCCGAGAAACAATATATAGTTTTTGCTGTTCCTTTTTTCCCTGTTTATGCGTTCGATGAGTGGCGGCAGTTTTTCAAAATAGGTTGGGTAGCTGTTCACAAGGATTGAGCCGCAGTAGTCCCACCAGTTGATGCCGACCTCTCTGTATCTTTCCACGTTGCGCTCGCCTCTCATAAACAGTTGTAGCTCGTTTTTTAACTTCTTCCGCGCTATGGTATGCCCTTCGAATATATCAAGAAGGTCGGCAGGGAGCAGCGTCAGCTGTTCATTCAGCAGGTAGCGGATATTCCCTTTCTTATTGCTTTGCATCTTTCCGGATGAAAGCACCTTGCCTAAGATTTGATAATATTTGTTCATGATATGAATGTTGTTTATTGCGATACAAAGGTAGGGTAGGGGAATTTGCCTTTAGTGGGAGGAAGCCCTGATTACACTGCACACAAATTGCAGTCGGTTTTAAAACGCCTGATCAGGTCATATACCTTTCGCTCACTGATGCCATATCGTAGGGAAAGCGTTGCTACGATATAAGACACTTTTTCACCATTGGTATGCAACTTGTTATATTCATTATATAGTTCTATATATTGCACATCATCGGGTCGTATGCCCATGTAATGGCATGTTTTTAAAAGCTCCCTGTTCAATTTTAGTATCTCAATTACTTTCATATCCAGTTAATTTTTGTACATTTGCACTGTCTCACTTATCATTGCGCAGAATAGCGCTTACATAAAAAAAGCCTCTTACTGGCGAACGAGGGTATCTGCCCCCGGTCGTGCCGGTAAGAGGTGCTTTATGTTTAAATGGTAAGTGAGACGACTATTTAACAGGCCGGGGGCTTTTTTTATTCCTCCCCCCGTGGGGAATTCACTCAATCAACCCGATACAATTCCAAGTTGAATACATCTTTCCTTTTCCATCCTTCTGCCAGTGTATGTTGGATGTGTCTGACCGCTTGAACATAGAAGTCCTTCAGTTCATCCAAATTATCAAAGGTATGGTATTTCGGTTGTTCATCTGAACCGAATTTGAATGTAACTGGAAGGGTCTCTCCGCCCGTCTGAACAGCCAAGTCGTATGCTGCCTTATAGTTGTACTGATTTTCTGTAGAAAGCCATACAGGGGCATCCTTATACACGAATCCGGACAGGATAGCTGCATCAGTCTGGCTGTTATACCAGGACATAACCAATGTGCGGATTTCTTCATCAGTGGGTTTATGGCTGAACTCCTCTTCCATGTAGGAGGCAGAGCTGCCCTCTTTCTCCTGCACATCCCAGCGGATGCGCCACTTATCTTTTGCCGGGTTCGTGCATTCCATCAGCGACACACCGGCACTTCCTTCAACTCTTCTCATGTAAACACGTATTTGGTTCTACCTTTGCCGAAGGTCTCTGTCTTGATGGTCGTTTCAAACGGAAAGCCATCCGGCATTTCTTTCACTTGTGCGAGAATATTCTTCATTTCCTCGCTGTTGGTGAAGAATTTCTTTGCCTCGCCGTTCACTTCGATGGCCACAATACAGCGGTCTTCTCCCTGCTCGGTCTTGATACCGGTCTCAAAATCCTTCACTACAATCGGTAAGTTTACCAGCTCCCGGATGCTTACCACCACGCCGGGGAATCGCTTCTTGCCGTCCTCCGGCTTGTAAGCGACATTCAAGTCTTTAAAACTTCTCATTTCTTTGCCTGTTAATTTTTTAAACAACTTATTACAGTCGGCGTGTTTCGTCATGCCGTAGAAACTGGCAATCAATTCCCGCCGTCTTTTTCTCGATTTTACCTCGTGCATCTTCCGGGCAAACTTCTGCTTGATACGTTTCCGCAATCTCACATAGTCAGGACGAATAACATAGCCAAGGAAATCAATGCCTTCTTCTACAGGGAATACCCGTTCATTCGGCTTAATTTCCAAGTCTATTTTCTCCATTTGCCCGTGAATAACATCACGAATCTTCCACAATTCCGCTTTCGTTTTACCGAGTACCAGTCCGTCATCGCAATAACGGTAGTAATAACGAACCCCGTACCTGTCCTTCAGATAGTGGTCTAAAAATACAGACAGAAGCAGGTTGCCTGCTCCTTGTGAACTGCGCAGTCCAAAGCTGATACCTTCCGGCAGCAGTGTCACGAACCGCTCCAGCAGCACCAACAGCCTTTCATCCTTGAATACCCTGCGGAAACACCACATCACAAAATCCTGCCGCACATTGTCGTAGAATCTGCGGATGTCAAACTTGTAGGCATACAGCGTGCACTCCGGGTCTTTTTGCAAATCGGTACGTATGCAGTGCATCAGATCATGAGTGCCACGGCGTTTAATGCTGGCCCCGGTAGTCCGGATATAGCGTTTCTGCAGGTGACGGTCCACAACGTTCATTACGGCATATACTGCGATGCGGTCATACATGGATAAAATCTGCAGGATGCGACTTTTGCCATACTCTTTGATTTCCGTCTCATGGTATCCACCAAGTTGAAACGAACCGTTTTTAATGGCAGCAGTAAGTTCGGATATAACCTTCTCCCTACGGGCAAGCAGTTTTTCCCCTTGAGTGGACTCTTTACGATCGGTTCCACGCAGTACGGCATCGAATGCCTCCGACATATTGGAGTATTCGATGATTTCCTCTATGATGTATCCTTCCCTGCGCATATGGTTCTGCTGTTGGTTTGTAAATACGGAAGATAAGGGCCTTCCTTTCCCCGGGCCTGACTTCTTCGAACTGATAACAGCCTACCAAACTCCACCCGACGCGTGATTTTTCAGCTTTCCACCCTAATGGGTGCTGTTGCTGTGGCTTGCTTCCCTCGGCACCGCATTGGGGACACGTCCCCGGTGCTGTACGCCGATTAATTAGATTTCCAGACGCGAGCCGACATTCGCGTTCGCATTCGAAGCATCGTTATTCGCATTCGCATTCGATACACCGCCATTCGCGTTCGCATTGTTGTACCCGCGATAGACCACACGGACTATCGGGAAGCTCCGCCGGGTACAAAGTTACTGATTTAACAGGCAAAATGAACTAAAGCATTACACTATCCACCAAAATATGGCCGACAATATGCCGCCGATGACGGTAAGAGACCAGTCTATCCAGTCCCAAAGTCCGCCTTTCAGTTTGTCTTTGAGTTCCAGACAGGAGGCAGCGATAATGGATGCATACAGAGCCGTCCACGGATTGAGGGCGGCAAATCCTACAAGAAGACCGCCAATAAGGTGCTTATAGCGGTTGCTTTGTTTGAGAAATTCGATAATTTTGTTCATAATGAGTTGTTTTTGAAAATTGTTTTGTATATTTGCAGTGAGGAATAGCATTAGAAGTCCAGTGCCGGATTGTAGTTCCGGAAGATTGCTTCTTTTGCTATTCTTTTTTTATCTTGTTGTAAAGTTCCGGACTATCCGATATACTATGCAGCACATATTCTCCCCAATCATATTCACGGACAATCAGCAAATTTTTTTCTCCACTCACTTCCACTTCAAAAATGTGTGACTGTACGACACGTTTGATACCTTTATGGTTATCTGTTGTGCCAAGGTATGCTGCATTTGAAAACACATTGTTTATGTCCAGCAGCATTTGATTTTTGGCTTTGAAATGTTTGTGCGGTTGATTAGTCCATTCTCTAATAGAGGTACCTGTAATATTTACATCATGATGAAAATGTGTATTACGGATAATAGTTCCTTGTAATGGCTTGGCTGCTGCACGTGTTTGTTTTGCATCGGCTTTTGCTAATTCCCGAACCAGTTTGCATGCAGCGCACAATTCATTTTCCGGAACGAAGACCAGTTCCATCTTTCCGTTGTTCATATCGCAATCCTTACAGCGCTTGATGGTGTATGGGTTATAGTCGGGCATCGTCTTTTGCTCCATGCCTGCATTGAACCGGAACATACCTTTCTTGTCAAGTTCCAATGCTGACTCTCCTCTTGCCATAGCCTCTTCATGATCCGTAGCCGGATACTTGGATTTGCGTACCTGGACTACGGAACAGCGGCAGCCCCATCCGTTAGGCGGATAGAATTCCTCCCAGAACGGATCTGAAGCCGGGAGTGTGATACCGGCCATTTCTGCATGGGTGGGACGTACCTTTGCATCCCCGGCCGTGCGGTACTGCAGATAATAGCGGTCGCCGTCCTGCATGAACCGTTCCCATTTGGCCGCCATTTCAGCTGAAGCCTGTACGAAGTTAAATTCAGCCCGTAGATAGTTTGAATTGTATGTTTCGTCGATCTTCCGAACATCATTCAAAAAGCGTTCGAACGTCTTTCTATTGCCGTTCTCATCCAACAAGGAGGGAAAGGCTTCATTCAGTTCATGAAAGGTCTTCAGCCCGGAGAATACATAGTTGGAGCGCTCCAGCCGTTTGCGCATAGCCTCGGACATTTCCACCTGTCGGAATGATCCGTTCAGGACAGAAGAATGAGTCTCTATAAAATCCTGCGCTTCTTCGGATGCCAGAATACCTATTTCAAGACTTGCCCCTTCCTGCCGGAACAGTACCTTCATCATGCGGTCGAACTTTTCACGTACCAGGTCAACCGGTGTGCATATATCTTTTCCGGATGCATACTGCAGCAAGGTTTTTGCTATTCCTTCATTCTGCTCCGGATTATGCAGATTGGAATATGACAGCAGTTCTTTGGAGAATGTTTTCCCCCTGAGTGTTGCGCTGATCAGCTCGGCTTCAAACTCGGCCCGGTTCTCCAGGGCATATCTGGACAGTTCCTTTTCGATAAGTTCCCTGTTCACCTTCTCCATGTTCCACTGGTGCTCTACCATGCTGTAAGCTTTGGGCTCCAGCAGCGCATCGATGTGGTGACCCAGTTCATGAAGGAATGTGTTATCCTGTGCACCTGAGCGGTACTGCATTTTCTTTTCCTTGTACGATTTGTAGTCCCGTTCACGGAGTTCGTTGAAATACAGAATACCATCATCACCCTCAAACATGGGTGCCCGGTATTCTGCCCCGGAAGTTTTTCCTCCTTTCTTTTTAAGCAGTCTGGGAAGCTTGATGCCATGTTCCAAGATAATACGGGCTGCATCTTCCGCATCTTTTCTGGCCTCTTTGTTCTTGATTATTGAAGCCCATTCCTTGGCCATTTTTTCGATGTCCTCCGTTTTTCCCGCCTGCAGGATGGGTTTCCTGTTTTCCAACAACCGGGAATATCGCTGGTGCAGCCCCGAATAATCATCGGGGCTCAGTCGAAAAAACGGGACAGCGTTTCAGCCGGTTTGCCGCCTTTTTTCTTTTTCGGATCTGTCGGGTCCGGCTCTTCCTTCGGCTCCTTTTCCTCACACGGAATGCCGTATTTTTCCTCAAAGTACTGTGGCTTTACCTTGTAGTGCTGCAGTACCATTTCCTCGTAATCTTTCTGCTGTTCGGGCGTGTAGTCAATGGAGTAGTCCCAATCGAAGCGCAGCCCTTTGACAGGGAACCCGTGGCGCACCATGCGCGGAATGAGTTGGTTGTTCACTATATCCCGAAGCATATCACAGTCGCTTTCCACAAGGTTTTGGAACACTTCAAGGTGCGTTTCTGACTGTGACAGGCTGGAGCCGTCTTCAATGGTCATCGTCTGCCCGATGATAAGCTTTGACAGTTCGGAGTTGGCCCGATCGATGCGCTTGTCATAGACATTGAATGCATCTCCCTTGCCGCTTTCCACAAATTCGATTTCGGTTTCCATTCCTGCCACCATGGAGAGGGCGGTTCCGGCTTCACGCAGCATCTTGTCGAGACGGTCAATCTCTTTCTGATCGCGCGAAGTGGTACGTGCTATACGCATGGGCATCCCGAATATTTCCCCGAAGGTGTCCCAAAAGGCCAGCATGTTCTTTTTTGGAATAGTCTGTGAAGCAGCCTTGAGATACAGCCCGAGGTCGTCAGGTCTGCCGGCCTCAATGAGCCAGTCGGAAAAGGGAGGCTGGCGGTAATCTATACCGGTAGTCCAGTCCTGTCCGAGGTCGGTTATGACACGTCCGTACTCAGGAATGACATGCTTGCGCGGAATAAGCTTCACATCCGAATAACAGATGCAGCCGTCGCCGTCAGTGCAAAGGTCGCCCAATTCGATGAGCGAGTGCCCCCAGTAGATTGAATCAAGGGCATAGCGCATGAGCTGCTTGAACCAGGACTGGTCAAAGAAATGAACCGCTTCCTCGTTCTCATCCCCTTTCATATCCACGATTTTGAACGAACGTGCCATGACAAAACCTCTGCGCTGCTCCACACACCCGGAGAGGTGAAGGTCTATTTCCGCGTCCCGGTAGATGTCGTACAGGCGCTGGCGGCTGGGGCTGTCCACATTGATGGCATACTGCCAGGCATCGCGCCAGTTCTTGATGTCCTTCCGGGTGAGTGCATCGGTGGTGCGTTGCAGGTCGATGACCATTTTCTGCACCCGCTTGATGTCTTTCCCCTTGGCCAGATTAAAATTGCCGTATGGCGTTTGCAGTACGTTTTTCGGTTTATTGGAAAACATACCGCTGAAAAAGTCTTTAATATCCATAGTCCTACCAGTTATGATGAAGCTGCTTCTGACAGCTGTAAACAAATGAATTTCCGGACGGAAGCCCATCCTCTCCGACAGCCAGGGGCAAATCAGGGACAATTTTTCCAGCTTGTACGCCTTCAAGCCACTTGATGGCCCGTTCATATCGTTCCTTGCGTATCTCGCTTCCCATCTTTTGCGGCATGGCTGCACTCATGTGGTAAAGTGAAATGTCGCAGGTGTACATGACAATGAGCCGGTTCCGATGTTCATCCTGTGCAGAGAAAATGGCCGTACAGTCGTATTTCGGCCGTAGATAACCGGCAATTTCTTCCCGGGCTTCCGCTTCTGCATTGGTACGGTTTTCCGGGCTTACCTGCGAAATAACCTTCAATGCGTTGTCGCCGATGACAACTTTGTAATCTTCTTCTGTAATGAACATGACCTTATTATTTAGTGATGAACAATGCCATTTTTTCTATATCCCGGATAGTGGTTCCCTTGCGGAAACGGTGGCGGTGAATCAGTTCACAGATGTTCCTTTTGGGGACAACTTTCAGTTTGCCGCCCATATACAGGACGTAGTATTTTCTACCGTAGAGCTTGGCATACTTGCAAGCACGGGCAACGGCACGTTTATAGCGCCATGCAAAAATCATTCTTTTAATCAGCTGTATCATGTTACCATATATTTTTGGCGGTCGGCCTTTTGCCGAACACCGGTTGAAAACTCTCCTGTCTTGAATTGCGCTGCAGCATCCAGATGGCTCCCTCGTCGGCATCCGGTGCATCATCGTGAATACGGCTGCCACGCTCCAGTGCCAAGGTCTGTTCGATTCCGGTTTGCATATCCGGCGATTCTTTCAACTTCTCATTGTAGAATACGAAACCGCGTTCCCATAATGGTGACACCGCTTCGATGCGCTGGAGCTTGTCCGGCTTCTTTCGTTTGTCCGGCATGATGGGCAGTTGGTATCCACGCAGATTTCCTTCTGCCTCAAACTCATCCAGAATGACATCCTGCATGAAGTTCGCTTCCATAAAGAACTGCACGGCTGCCGTATCGCGTGTACGTTCGTAGAGGTCGTACAGCCACCGCACCATTCCGGAAACGGTATCCTGCCGGACGTAGCAGTCTATAAGGTGCAGTTCCTTCCCGATCTTGCCCCAAAGCCGGCAAGCCTTGTAGTCGTTGGAAGTGGTCGATTTGAAAGAGGGGTCGGTATAGCAGACCAGCATTTCATACTTGGACAGTCTGGGCAGTTTCTTGTAACGAATCCAGTCTGCCCGGAAGATAGTGCCGTCCACGATGGGGTTGTGCATCATCTCCTTTTCCCATGCCCGGTAGCCTACGAAATCCCTGTATTCCTGCGCCTCTTCTTTCGTCCATTTTTCGCGCCATACCGGTTCTCCGTTCTTGTCTATTGCCTTGATGACGGATACATGTACCCCTTTTGTCTTGGTGAGATTGGCCAGCACCGAGTTTTTAGAAATGAGGTTCCCGACCATGATAAAACGCCCCCGGCCCACATCCAGTGCACCAAAAAGGGCTTCTTTCACCCAGTCTGTAATGTCATGCACCCGTTTCTCATTGCGGCACAGTTCGTCGTCATCCAAGTCATCGATGACGATGTAGTCCGGACGTGCTTCCCGGTCGCGCAGACCACGCGGAGACTGTCCGCGTCCGCAAGCCAGGAATTTCACCCCGTTGGCAGCCTTGAACTCCCCATCCTGCCAGGAAGCATTTCCCTGCTGCTTGCCGAAGTCGGCAATAATGCGCTGGTTATGTTCCAGTTCTGCCTGAATATCTCCCAGCAGACGTGTGGCTGAGTCTTCACTTTTTCCGACCACCACCATGAAGTTGATGAGACGTTTGGGCTGGAACATCAGCCACAGCGGAACAAAAATGTCCATGTGTGTGGACTTGGCATGGCCACGCGGCCACATGAACACCGCCTTCAGGTTGGGTGTGCCTTTTACTTTAGCCGCTGCCGCATTATGGAACGGTGCATTGTGGATGGTACGTATGATTTCCCCAGTGGTTTTGTCACGCAAGGTGAGAAAGTGGGGGAAGTAATATTCACAGAATGCGGCATAGTTACCCTGCAGACGCAGAATACGCCTGTCCTTTTGTGCCGGTGTCTCGCCCGCGAGCAAAGCCGTATCCGTGATGGACTGCACTCTTTTACAGTGTTCCTTCCACTGTTCGTATGCCTGTTTCTTTTCTGCTGCTGTTGCCATGGCCGTTTTATTTTATGCCCATCTGTTCGGTGATATACAGATCCTGGTACTTGTTGATTGCCCTGACCAGTTCCGGAGTCACTTCCGGGTCGATGGTTGAACGGTATTCAATCCATTTGGAGAATGCCATGAACACTTCAATGACATCCACTACATTGGCCTTCTTGTCTAACTTCTCGATCACCGCTGAAAGTTTGGCCAGTTTGTCCCCGAGACCGGCTACAAGTGCAGGGTCGTTTGATTCGTTGACTTGAGTAATGAGTGTATCAATGGTGAGCAGGAGTTTGTTCACCAGTTCCGGCCGGGTGACGTTCTTTGCCGCCCTTGCTTCTTTCCATCCGTCAGCCGTGCACCATTTTGAAACGGTGACGCGTGACACGTCCACTTTCTCCGCAATTTCGGTCTGCTCCATACCGGAAAGGAACAGTGAGCGTGCAAGAGATTTTTTCTTTTCGATTTCTGCCTTTGTCATATAATAAAGAATATAGGGTTAAAGGCAGGCTTCGGAGTTCCTTGCACCTGCCCGATTTATTCGCAAAGTTGTCCGCTTATCAGCTTGCAGCCAAAATAATGTGCAACGGTTTCATAGAAGTGTGCAACCATTGCACACTTTTTTGGCTTCCCGATAAGTGCTCTGTAATATTGCAGCGCCAATGCATAAAGGCGTGGCATGAGAAAATGAGTAAACGTGTAAGAATTTCAAACGACAGCCTGAACAGCTACGGAAGCCGTGTGCTGACATCGGGCATGAGTGTGGAGCAGTATTGCCGAAATCCGGTACTGCTGTACATGCACCAACGCGGGAACGTGATTGGCTATGTGAAGGACCTTCGGGTAGAGGATGGTGAGGTAACCGGGGAACTGGTGTTTGACGAAGCGACCGACCTCAGTAAAAGATGCAAGAAACAGTTTGAATTCGGCAGCCTGAGAATGGTGAGTGCCGGAATAGATATTCTGGAACTGAGTGACCAGCCCGAACATTTGCTGCAAGGGCAGACCAGCCCGACAATAACCAAAAGCAAACTGTATGAGGTATCACTGGTGGACGTAGGTTCCAATGATGATGCTATCGTACTGATGAAGGATGGGAAGCAAATCACATTGGGAAAGGATGGTGATTGTCCTTTGCCACTAATTAATAACCAAAAAACAACAGAAGAAATGGAACTGAAACTTTTGGCCCTTCAATTGGGGCTGCCGGAAACGGCAACGGAGGCTGATGTTAATCGAGCCTTAAATGAACTGAAAGCAGCCAAGGCAGAGAATGATTCCCTGAAACAAGAAAACGGGAAGCTGACTTTGGCCCGTATTACCGGTCTTGTGGAAAAGGCAGTGGTGGAAAAACGTTTGGGAGAAGACAAGAAGACACAGTTTATCGAACTTGGCAAGAAGGTCGGTGCCGATGAACTGAAGAATGTGCTTGATGCCATGCAGCCCCAGATGAAGCTGTCGGCAGTTTTGACAAACGTAAATGGTCGTGTTTCAGCACTACCCACTACATACGCAAAGTTAAGTGAAGTACCTGGCGATGCGTTACTGGAACTGCGAGAACAGAATCCGGATGAGTACAAGCGATTGTATAAGGCAGAATACGGATTTGAGTGTGAACTTTAAAAAAAGAAAAGTATGATGAAGCATGTAACAATGATTATTATGGCACTGTTGTTCAATTCGCTGACCGGTGCCGCTTTTGCCTCTATTCTGGGGGTTGCCCCTATAGCAGGCGCTATTGGAATGAATGCAGTGGGTATGTTGGTAGGATATACGCCGGATACTGCTTCTATTCTTCGTGCTGGAGTGTTAAAAGAAGTCTGGACTGGTGAATTGGTTAAAGCTCTTCGTGCTGGACTTGAAGGGAGCTGGTTGGATGGGATACCTGATCAAAGTTCTATCGTTGAAAATGATGTGATACACTTGGTAGATGTTGGCGTTGACCCTGAAGTATTGGTGAACAATACGACTTATCCGATTGAAATCCAAGAATTGGATGACAAAGATATTGCCATTAAACTGGATAAATTCCAGACCAAAGTAACTCCTATAACAGATGATGAACTGTATGCCATCAGCTATGATAAAATGCAGCGTGTCAAAGAGAGCCACTCAAATTCTATAAATGATGCGAAATTTGCGAAAGCAGCCCATAGCTTCTGTGCAAAGAACAATACGGCTACTACTCCTGTGTTAAAGACAACAGGACCCAAAGTAGAAGGGACTAATCGTCTTCGTCTGATCCCGAATGATCTTGTGGCATTAAAAGCAACTCTGGATAACTTGATGGTACCTGCAGACAATCGCCGTCTGGTATTGTGTACAGACCATGTTAATGACCTGTTGCTTGTAGATCAGAGTTTCAAGGAGCAGTACAACATCGACCGCAATACCGGTAAAATCGGAAAACTGTATGGATTTGACATCTATGAGTATGCCAATAACCCAATCTACACGACTGCCGGTGCAAAAAAAGCATTGGCAGCAAAGCCGGAAACTGGGGAATTTCAATGTTCTTTTGCTTTCTATACAAAGCGTGTATTCAAGGCTACCGGGAGCACCCGCATGTATTTTAGTGAAGCTTCTACTGATCCGCAACACCAGCGTAATTTAATTAACTACCGTCATTATTTCATTGCTATGCCAAAGAAAGAGGATGCCGGTGCTGTAATGATGAGCAGCTATCAAGCATAAAAGATATGGGAAAATTGAAGTATCTGGTAATTCACTGTACGGCAACTCCGGAGGGGCGTGAGGTATCATCGGCGGACATCCGCAAATGGCATACTTCTCCGGTTGCCCAGGGAGGAAGAGGATGGAAGCAGGTTGGCTATACCGACCTGTTCCACCTGAACGGAGGCGTGGAACGCCTGGTAGAAAACAATGAGGATGCGCAGGTGGATCAGTGGGAAGTGACGAACGGCGCGAAGGGTTACAACAGCGTTAGCCGCCACATTGTGTATGCCGGCGGCGTGGAAAAAGACGGTAAGACCCCGAAAGATACCCGCACCGAGGAGCAGAAGGATGCGTTGGAACGCTATGTAAAAGCGTTTCATTCCAGTTTCCCTGATGTACGCATTGTAGGACACAATGAACTGGCAGCGAAAGCTTGTCCGAGTTTCGATGTGCAGGAATGGTTGAAAGAAATAGGTATTAATCAATAATAAAACCGGGTGGTATGGACTTGAGCGAATTTATGAACATTATCCTTGGCGGCGGCCTGGTTGGTACGGTGGCGACCATTGGCTCCTTGCGGGCTACTGTGAGAAAAGCGAAAGCGGAAGCGATGAAGGCCGAGGCCGGCGCCGAGGCTATGCGCATAGATAATGCCGAACATGCCACCCGCATTTTGATGGAAAATATTGTAAAACCTCTAAAAGATGAATTCTGTGAAACAAAGAAAGAACTGGCCCGCAATACGCGCGAGATGGCCCGTCTTAGAAAAGCCATTGATACAGCCGGAAACTGTCCTCATCGTGACGATTGCCCTGTGCTTGACAGGTTGCGTGAGTCACCGAAAGAGCATGAATCGGGAAGTCCGGACGGAATCGGCAAGCGCCGACAGCGCGAATGTAAGCCGACGGGCGGGACTGGTGATGGCGGGGATACCGGCGAGTGCGGTGCAGCTGACGATAGCGGCGGACAGCCTCCGTAAGCTACCTGAAGGCGCGGTGTATCGCGGCAAGAGCGGACAGGCCAATCTGACTGTAAGAAATGACGGTAGCGGTAACATTGTGGCCGAAGCCTCGTGTGACAGCCTGCAACAGTTGGTGCTGTGGTATGAAGAAGAGCTGACACGCATCCGAAACGAGACCAAGAATAATGTTTCGAATGACGTTCAAATGGAAGAAAAACGCCCTCCGAACCGGATGCGGACGTTTATGACAGGTGTATTGGCCGGCTTATTGGCCGGTGTGTTATTAACCCTCAAAGTAAAAAGACAATGAACAAGAATTTTATTTATGGCATAGCCAGCGTGAAGTTTGGTGACAAACTTGTGGGCTACATTGAGAAAGGCAGCTGGGACTGGGGCGGCCAGAAGCCGGTGAGCGTGGACATTGAGGCTGAACAAGTGCCGGATGCCCCGGTGCTTACCCTGCTGCAGAATAACGGCACGATCAACCCCACGTTTAACCTGATTCAGCTGGACTACAAGAACCTGAATGCGGTGCTTGGAGGCAAGCTGGCCCCGAATGATGAAACTCCCACTTCGTGGGAAGCCCCAGAGGAATTGATCCAGTTATCGGGCAAGTGGGAAGTCAAGTTTGTGAGCGGTCAGACGATGACGATACCCAACGGCGTGATTTTGGCCAACCTGGGCGGCAAGCTGACGCTGACGGAAGTGTCGAAGGTGGAATGCGAGCTGAAGATCAACAAACCAACGGAAGGCGGTTCCCCGTATAAGATTGCGGATTCTGCAGGCTAAATTTAAGCGGAAATGGACAAACGATTGGAACAACTGATAGAAATGGAGTGTGCGGATGCGCTGCTGGACAGCGGCGTGTCCGTTCCTCTTAAAAGGTGGAAGCTCACCTGGCTGAAACGCCCATTGGAGGTGCGTGTGACGATGAAGCGTCCGAGACTGCGCGGGCAGATTCTGCTGGCGAGGGAATACCTGAAGATGGGGGTAGAACCCGGGTGGCAGCCGAAGGACAAGACCGAGGAACTGGCCTTTGTTGCGGAACATGGCAAGGCTGTGAGCCGTCTGCTGGCCTATACGGTGTGCCGTGGCTATGTGTCGCGACATGTAGGCATCGGTGTGACGGCGTGGGTGCTTCGGAACTTTGTCGATTGGCGCTATCTGACGGCCCTGTTCAGGACATTTGAGCGCCTGATGGGCACGAAGGATTTTATGCGTATTATCAGCTCGGCGGCACGGGCGAACCCGATGAGTCCGAGACTGAGCCAGGCAAGGAAGGGGAGTTAAGGACCCGTTATGAAGGTTCCCATAGCCCTTTCGGCTTCGTGTATCAGATAGCGAGCGCGACCGGCTGGAGTGTGGATTACATTCTGGACGGTGTGAACTACCAGACATTGATACTGATGCTGAGCGACGCTCCGCGATATGTTCGGCAGAAGGGAGGCAGCGGTAAGTGTGACAGCCACCCGGAGCGCAGCGCTGAGGATGAAGCGAACGATATAGTAGGATTTTTTCAAAGCAAACTGGAATGAGTAAACCTGTAGAAGTTGAATTTTTGATGAAGGATAACCTTACGACCGGCATGAATAAAGCCGAGCGTGAGGCACTGGAACTGCGTAATACAGTAAGGCTGTTGGAAGCAGAACTGGAGAGGTTACGTCTTGCAGGTGAGACAGCTGCCCCGAATCTGGACCAAAGTGCCAATATTGCGCAAATCCATGCGCTGGAGATGCAGCTTGAGGAACTGCACGCCCAGTTGAAAATGTTGCAAAATGAATCGGAATCTGTACAGGTCACTCCTGCAGATATACCTAATGCACAGCGCCAGTTCAACGGACTTCATAACAGCATCCAGCAGATGGCTCGTGAAATGCCTTCCTTGGCAATGGGACCGCAGATGTTCTTCATGGCCATATCCAACAACCTGCCGATTTTTACGGACGAACTGGCCCGTGCCCGCAAGGAATACGATGAGCTGCAGAAGTCCGGCAAGAAAGGCACACCGGTATGGAAGCAGGTTCTTTCCTCACTTTTTTCCTGGCAGACGGCCATGACCACCGGCATCATGCTGCTGGTAATGTACGGTGACGAAATCTGGGATTGGACGAAAGACCTGTTCAGCGCCAAAAAAGGCGTGGATGAATTCAACATATCGCTGAAGGAAATGACCGAAATAGAGAAGGACGGCCGTGCCCAGATGGTGCGTACCCGCTTTGAGCTGAAATCGGTTATCAATGAAATAAAGAACTTCACCGGAAGCAAGGAACAGGAAAAGGCCAAGGTGGAGGAACTGAACCGCAAGTACGGGGAATCTTTCGGGTATTATAAAACACTTTCTGAATGGTATGATACCCTTATCCAAAAGAGCGAGGACTATGTACAGGTTCTGCTGCACCAGGCCAATGTCCAAAATCTTGTAAAAAAAGCTGCAGAAGCCGATGAAGAGGTGAATAAAATCAAGGCACAGAAACCGGAAGAGGCAGAAAGCGCCATGGGCTTTTTCGGGAAATGGGGACAATATATCATACAGTCCAACATGGCAGAATCCGGGCAGTTCTATGACGCACAGGCCGCCATTAAGAAACATGATCAGGAAGCTTATGACATACTGTTGAAAAATGCAGAAAACAAACGGGACGGTTATCTGAAAAAAGCGGAGGAAGAGGTAAAAAAAGCCGCAGAAGCAGCCAGGAAAGGAAATATCGGCGGGCATATCGACCCCAAACAGCCCGGAAAGAATCCGGAAGCGGAAGCCAAGCAACGGCTGGCCACAGAGCGCAGGCTGGCGAAGGATCTTGCCGCCCTGCAGGCTGAAAACCGGAAGGAAGAGATAGACCGTATGAAAGATGGCACCGATAAGAAACTGGCACAAATAGAATATGACTATAACGCGCGAAAAGAAGAAATTAACCGGCAGGAAGCATCCTGGAAACGGGAAAACAAGGAAGCCGGCATATCCACCGGCGGAAACGGATTGACCCCGGAACAGACGGACGCCCTTGCTGCTGCCCGGGATTCCAACGACAAGAACCGGAGTGCAGCCCTTGCTGCCACCTTTGAGGAAGAAAAGGAAAAAGAAGCCGAAGCCATGCGAGATTACCTGTCGGAATATGGCAACTACGAGGAAAAGAAACTGGCCATCACGCAGGAGTATGAAAAACGCATTGCAGAAGCCACGACAGAAGGCGAACAAAAAACACTTCAGGAGGAGTTGAAGAAAAAGATGGCAGATCTGGACATGGAGGAACTGAAGGAAGGGTTGGACTGGGAATCCGTCTTCGGAGACCTTGACAAGGTATCCACTGAAAGCCTGCAGTCACTCCGTACCCGTCTGAAGGAATATATCGATACACAAAAGGAACTGCAGCCGGACAGTCTGAAAGACCTGGTACGTGCGATAGATTCCATCGACAAGAAACTGAACGAACGCAATCCTTTTACAGCGTTGAAAACATCCATATCCCAGGTGCAATCCACGACCTTGTCAGTCAAGGAAGCCCAGGAAGCCTACAACAAGGCTGTCAGGGAGGGGACGGAAGCCGAGCAACAGAATGCCAAGGCGACCCTGGATGCCGCTCGAAACGCCAAGCAGAAGGCTTTGGCTGAGGCCACCGACTCCCTGCATAACAGTGTGGGCCAGGTGAAGGAATACGTGGGTGCTGCGGAAGACCTGCTTGGGCTGGTGGAACAGTTCGGCATCGATCCCCCCGAATGGATGGGCGAATGGCTGGAGGGTATGGGCCAGACGCTGGACGGGCTGGAGAGCATAGACCTGACGCGGCCGATGAGCATTCTGACCGGCGGTGTCAAGGCATTGGGCGGTGTGGTGAAACAGGTGTTCAGCCTGGGCGGTATCATCAACTGGAGCGGCAGCAATGCCAAGGAGGTGCAAGCCACCATGGAGCGTCTGACCAACCGGAACGAGATGCTGCAGACCTCGATTGAGGACTTGACCGACACCATCAAGCAGAGCCGTGGTACAAAGAGTGTGGCGGCTTACCGCGATGCGTACAAGATGCAGCAGGAAACGAATTCGAACTACCTGCAGATGGCGATGGCACAAGCCGGATACCACGGTAGCCACCACAGCTGGAACTACTACTGGGGCGGATTCAGCCAGGCACAGATAGACAAGCTTAGCGGACAGATTGGCCGCCAGTGGGACGGGAACCTGTGGAGCCTGAGCCCGGAGGAGATGAAGGCGCTGCGCAGCAACGTGGACATGTGGACGCAGATACAGAACACCGGCAAGGGCGGTTACGGCGGGCGACTGACCGAGAAGCTGGATGACTACATAGCGCAGGCCGGCAAGCTGGAGGAACTGACCGACCAGCTGTATGAAGGTCTGACCGGTATTTCATTCGACGGGATGTACAGCAGCTTCATCGACAACCTGATGAACATGAAGTACGGTGCCAAGGATGCGGCGGAGGATATATCCGAGTACTTCATGCGGGCGATGCTAAGCAACAAGATTGGGGAAATGTACTCCGAGAAGTTGAAAGGCTGGTGGGAGAAGTTCGGCAAGGCGATGGAGGACAACGAACTGACCGAGGCGGAACGGAACGCGCTGATGGAAGAGTACATGCAGTATATGGATGAAGCCCTTGCCCTGCGTGACAACCTGGCGGCAGCCACCGGTTATGATAAGACGCAGCAGGGCGGTACGAGCCAAAGTGCGAAAGCGGGCGGCTTTACGGCCATGACGCAGGACCAGGGGACGAAGCTGGAGGGTATGTTCACCAGCGGGCTGCAGCACTGGAGCAGCATGGACGACCGGCTGGAAAGCGTGGCGGAGAAGATGGACACGGCTGAAGGCCACCTGGCCCGGATAGCCGAGAACACCGGTGTGAGCGCCGGACACCTGGGCGAACTGAAGGAAGTGATAAAGAAAATGATACGTGACGGACTAAAAGTGAAGTGATATGGGCAATATACTGAGCGGACTGGTGCTGGTGAACGGCACGGACATCTGGACGGAATACGGCGTGTTCCTGGTGGAAGACCGGCGCGGCGGCATGGAGAACCTGACGGCCATCCTGACCCCGAGCAAGGCCAAGAAGGATACGGCTGTGGACATACGGGAGGAGCACGGGGAGAAATACAGCCCCGTGCTGACCCCACGGAATGAGGCACGTGACGTGACGCTGCACTTTGCGCTGTACAACAAGACCCAGGCAGGCTGGATGAAGCAGTACTTTGCCTTTGTGAATTTCCTGAAGCAAGGGAAGGACGGCTGGCTGGAAATCCGTTTCCCCCAGCTGGACCTGCAGCTGCGGGTGAAGTATGCCGACTGTACGAAGTTCACCCCGCTGACCTATCTGTGGACGGAAGGCGTGCATGCCGGAAAGTTCCGGGTAAAGTTCCGGGAACCGAAACCGATTATATAACCATTCAAACGCTATTAGAATATGCTTCTAACGATATATGACAAAGCCGGGACCAAGCGTGCGGACGTGGCTGTGAACGACAGCTCGACGCAAAGCAAGGAGGTACAGGGAGACAATGTGCTTTCCCTGTCGTTCAGCTACTATGACTTCCTGCCCCTGGACGTGAACGACTACACGGACTATCTGGGCGAACGGTACTGGCTGACGGAACGCTACACCCCGAAGCAGGTGAACGAGGGCGAATGGGACTATGACCTGAAGCTGTACGGCGTGGAGAGCCTGATCAAGCGGTTCCTGGTGCTGGAGACGACGGACGGGGACACCAACCCTCTGTTTACCCTGACAGCCACGCCCCGCGAGCATGTGGCGATGGTGGTGAAAGCCATCAATGACGGCATGGGCCACACGACCGACTGGAAGGTGGGTACGGTGGAAGGTACGGAGCTGATCACGATAGACTACGAGGGGATGTACTGCGACGAAGCGCTGAAAGCCATCGCGGAAAAGGCAGGCGGCAAGGTGGAATGGTGGATTGAGGGGCAGACGGTGAACGTGTGCCGCTGTGAACACGGGGAAGAAATCGCCCTGGGGTACGGCAAGGGGCTGACCTCGCTGGAAAGAGACACCGGCAACACGGCCAAGTTCTACACCCGCCTGTTCCCGGTAGGTTCGACCCGCAACATCGATGCGGAGAAATACGGCAGCCCGAGGCTGATGCTTCCCGGCGGCAAGAAGTACATCGAGCAAGGTGTGGAGGAATACGGCATCTATGACCATTACGAACAGGATGCCTTCAGCGGTATCTACCCCCACCGGGTGGGTACGGTGAGCTCGGTACGCAGCGAGGAGGTGACGGACGAAGAAGGGAACAAATTCACCATCTATTACATCCGGGACGGAGAACTGAACTTTGACCCCAACCTGTACGAGCTGGCCGGCGAGACCAAACGTGTGTCGTTCCAGACGGGCGACCTGGCCGGGCTGGGAGAAAGCGATGACCACTACTTTGAGGTGAACTACGACAGTGCGGCAAGGGAATTTGAACTGATTACCATCTGGCCCTACGATGACGACACCCAGCTGCCGGGCGGCAAGCTGGTGCCCCGAGCAGGCGATACCTATATTCTGTGGAACATCCGGATGCCGGATGAGTATTACCGGCTGGCCGAAGAGGAATTTGCGGCAGCGGTTGAGGAGTACAACCGGGACAACTGGCTGGACATTGCCGCTTACAAAGCTCCGACAGACCCGGTGTACATGGAGGAGCACGGCATCGACCTGTTTGTGGGCAGACGGGTGAAGCTGGAGAGCCGGAAGTATTTCCCGGAAAAAGGCTACCGTCAGAGCCGTATCACCAAGATCAGCCGCAAGGTGAACGAACCCGGGCAGATGGACATCGAGATAAGCGATGCGCTGCAGGTGGGCAAGTTCGACAAGGTGACGGACAGCATCGGTGCGCTGAAAAGCTATACGAAATCAAAGACGGAAGGCGCTGCCCTTCCGGACATCATACGAAGCTGGGACAAGACGCTGCCCACGGACAACAACCTGTTTTCCGCCAGGCGCAGCCAGAAAGAGTTCCTGAGCAAGAACCAGCCGGACACAGCCAAAGAGTCCATCCGCTTCCTGAAGGGTGTGAGCTTTGGCGAGGCTGCCGGCGGCAAGCCCTGCGGCATCGTGGACGGTGAGGGCAATGCCGAGTACCTGACCGCCGTGATCCGCGAACTGCTTCGCAGCACGGAGTTTGTGGACGGGCTGACCGGTGAGGGCTGGCAGCTGTGGATTGACCAGCTGACGGGACTGACGAACCTGACGGTGGACAAAGTGACTGCCCGGCAAAGCCTGGTGGCGCTGGAACTGCTGATCGAGAAGGTGCGCAGCGTGTGCGGCCAGCTGGTGGTGTCGGCAGCCAACGGCAAGATCAAGGACGTGGTGAAGCAGGGCGACAACTACCGCATCGTGTTTGAGCAGGAATCGGGTTTTGTGGCCCATGACCTGATGCGCTGTGCCGTTACAGGCGGGGCAAAGCTGAAATCCTACTGGGTGGAGGTGGCCTCGGTGATAGCCGGCGGGGTGATGGTTCCGGTTAGCGAGTTTGGCGGGGTGAAGCCGGAGGCAGGCGATGAGTGCGTGCTGATGGGCAACACGGAAAACCCGCTTCGGCAGAACCTTATATCCATTGCGGCCACGGAGGACGGGCAGCCCCGTATAGACATTCTGGACGGTGTGAAGGCCAAGAACTTCAACGGCTGCCTGCGCTGTCGGCTGGGCAAGCTGGACGGCATCAAGAGCAGTGCTTTCCCGGCAGACAACCAACCGAAGGGAAACGGCCTGTATGCCGACAACGTGTGGCTGAAGGGTACGTTTGTGCTGATGACGGGCGAGGACATATTGACACGCTTTGAGATAACCGAAGGGAAAATCCATTCAGCCGTGGAAAGCTTGCGCAAGGAAATACGCGAAGAACAGAGCTATCTGGACAACAGCAGTTTTGCCGACGGCATGGACAAATGGAAGACGGGCAGCAAGGCTACGCTGTTCACCCTGGGCGGACGCTGGATTTGGGCGAACGGCGGTCCTTACGGAACGAAGCCGGACGGGCATGCCGAGATACGGACCGACGGCAAGGTGCCTTATGCCTATATCCGGAACAGCTATATCATGCAGAAACTGGAGGACTTCCGGCTGGTACCGGAGTACCGGCAGACGAACAGCCAGGGCGAACGGGTGCCCGGCGTGGTGTATCTGTCGTTCAGCTACCGGGTCATCAAGGCCGGAAGGCTGAAAATAGAATTTGTGGGTGCTGACAAGACCGGATTTGAGAACTTCAACCTGTTCGGCCATGAAGAAGACTTGCCCGCGGGCGGCGAGAAGATGTTCACGCTGGATGGTCTATGGAACGGTACGGGAGACTTCAAGCTGTCGTTTACGGGCGTGATTTACATTTCGCTGCTGGTGTTCAGCACCAACAAGGCGGACGCACTGGCCTATAAGTACCGCACGCTGTTCGAGCAGAGCGACCGGCTGGTGAAGATTTCAGCGGCGGTTTTTGACAAGGACGGGGCTGCATTGAAAGAAACCGGGCTGGTGATCAAGCCGGAAGGTGCCGGGCTGTATGCCCAGGATGCCAGCGGAAAGGTGGCCCTTATCGGGGTCAGTGTGGAAGATACGGACGAATACGGCAAGCCCGTGAGCAAAATCAAGCTGACAGCCGACCACATACAGTTGGAGGGACTGGTGACAGCCAACGGAAACTTCAGGATACTGGAGGACGGGAGTATTGAAACCAGCAATGCAAAAATATATGGATCGGTACATGCCTTTGACGGAAAGATAGGTGGCTTTACGATTGAATCCGGGCGGCTGTTCTGGAAATCCGGAGACTATTTCGGCAATGACTCACGCAGCTTGAAGTTGGGAGTCTCCAGCAATAGTATGGAGGGTGTGGTAGATGTCTCATTCAATGCAGCGACCCAAGGACGTTTCGGTGTCAAGGTCGTTGGGTTCAATTCGGGAGGAGCTGCCATATATGCTTCCAGTAAGTCGGACGGGCAGACCTTCCCAGCCATGGGGAATACCTATGCCGGATATTTTGACGGCGGTGTCCATGTGAACGGTGCTGTGTATTGCGGCGATATACTTTCTAACAATTACGGTACTGGATGGACGCTTGGTAATGACGGCTCTTATACATACAGAAAAGGGGTTACCGGCACTTTCAACTGGAGCGTAAAGCTTGATTTTGGGATGACTTACAATTACAAATTAGAGGTAGTAAATGGTATTGTTGTGGGAATGTCACACGCTTAATATAAATAAATATGAAAGTAAATTTTTATGATTGTTTCAAAGATTTTGACGGCCAGCCATTACATATAAATGGTGAACCACAATTGGTCAGCCGTATTGTAGCGCAATGTCTGTTCAACGGGACAGGGATTCGCCCGAGTGGTAACCAACAGACGGATGCTGACAAAAAATTACGGGCATATCGCCTGTGTATGCAGATAATGGATGCTGTCGGAGAGATTGATATAACGGCTGAAGACGCTGTGCTGATAAAGGAAGCAGTCTCCGGACTTACACCGGGGTGCTATTCACAGGTTGTACAATTGATAGAGAAATAAGCTTATGGCAGAAATGACGCAAGAAGAAATGGTTCAGGAAGTGCTGGACCGTGTACTCCAGTCCTCTACCGGTGTGGAGGATCTGGAAACCGTCACCTCGCTGAGCGGTGTGAAATCACTGCCCGGTGAGAAGGACGGGAAAATGGTGAACGTCCCCCTGGAACTGATAGGTAAGCCTGCGAGCGATGCCGCCGCCCGAGCCGAGGCTGCCGCCAAGAAAGCGGAAGGAGCCGTAGCCGGGCTGGAGGAAAAGACCCAGGCCGCCACGGAAGCCGTAACCAAGGCCAACGAAGCGGCAGCCAAGGCAGAAAATGCCGCTTCCAAGGTGGAACAGACTACGGCAGCAGCCGTCGGTGGGGCTACTGCACGCTTTTCCTCATGGATGGAGACCGGAAACGTTTTACCTGACAAGTGTACCAAGCCGGGCGGCAGCGTGGTGTATGTGGCCGGTGCCGGGAAATTTGCCTACCACATGGACTCCACCCTGTACGGGGACTGGGACGTGGCGGGTGTACCCCCTGCCGGCATGTTCATGAATGCGGACCGGACAGCCATCCTGCCGGACAAGCTCTACCTGTTGGGTGATGCCGTATATACCGGAACAGAAGGCCGCCTGAGACTGCTGGCCTACCGGCATGAGGTGATGAGCGGGGAAGCTTACGAGGCACTGCAAGACAAGGATGCGAATACGCTGTATCTGATTTATGAGGAGGAGTGACGATGATAACCATAGGCGGTAAGGAAATAACGGCTGCGTATGTGGGAAAACGTGCCCTGTCGGCTGTCTATGCCGGGGCAAGGCTGGTATGGTCCGCAATCAGCAGCTGTTTCGGACTTGGATACTGGAAAGGCGACGAGCCGTGGAACGGGTCGGACGCATGGAACGGTAGCAGTAAAACTGATAAATGAATGATTATTATAAAAGGACAGTATTATGGCAAAAAGGAAAATAAGCGGAATCATCAACGCGACTGAACATCCGATGAATCTTGAAACACCGTGGAACCAGAAACAGCCGGACGGCACCTATCATGCCTATGCCGGGGACGATGTCGAAGCGTTTCTGAAGAAGGAACTGTCAAACCGTACCCCTACCGAGGAACTGGTGGGCGGCGAGACGAAACCCCCTACATCCGGAACGGTGTTTGATGCAATGGTGGGTACGGTGACGGACGTGGATGTGCAGGACAGCGAGGACGGTACCCAGTACGTGATGACCGTCAAGCAGAAGGACAACCAGGGTGGCGAGAGCTCGAAGGAAGTACGCTTTTCCAAGTACACCGACGATGACAAGGTGGTGGTGAACATTGACCTGACGGACAGCGGTGGAGCGGGACTTCCCTCCCAGCAGTACCTGGCACTGGGAAGCGGCTTTGTGGTGAAATACTCCGTGGGCGTGGGTACTGCCGGTGGTGGTACGGTGGACGGCTACAGCGACCTGAAAGCCCGCGTGATTGTGAAGCGCGGTTCGACCGTGATCAGTGAGTTCCAGGATGCGGAATTTGTGGGTGTGACAGCCGGACAGAGCTACACCTTTGACGCATCGCCCTACCTGAAGGATGCTACCGCCTATACCGTGCAGGTGGAGGCGCAGGCTACCTACCAGGACGGCACGCTGATGAAGACGGCCACGGCCAAGGTGACCATGGTGGCCATGACGCTGGAGACCACCTACTCGGTGGGCAACGGGCTGGCTGATGGCGGGTACCGGAACGATGTGAACATCCCCTTTACGGCCAAGGGTACGAGCGGTGAGAAGAACATCTACTACCGTGTGAATGGCGGCCAGGCTTTTACCCTCGGTCTTTCGGCCGGCAGCGGGGTGCAGCAGAAGAACGTGACTATCCCGCTGACGCAGATGCAGGAAGGTACGAACGTGGTGGAAGCCTACGCACAGCATGAGAACTCTGGTGTGGTGAGCCAGGTGCATTACATTACGCTGCTGAAGGCAGGCAGCGGTGTGACGGCTTATGCCGGAATGATGTTCAGCCACCGTGCGGCAGGGTTCCAGCGAGAATGGAAACGCCCGGTGCTGGTGGCAGAGCAGTTCACGGCATGGAGCTTTTCGTATGCCGGCTATGACCGCGATGCGTACACGGCCCGCGTGAAAGTGACCCACCAGGGCAGTGCGGTGAAGGAAGACCTGCTGCAGCGCGGCGAGACTGGCAGCTACGGGCGGACGAATGTGAACGTGGAACCGCTGGCCTACCGTGTGTCGTGCGGTGATGCGGTGCTTGAGGTGCAGGTGAACACGACATCGCACCCCGACATTGAAGCTACGCTGGCACCGGATGCGGTGTGTACGTTTGACGCCTTCGGGCGCAGCAACACGGAAAACAACCCGGCAAGCTGGGTGAGCGGTGACAAGCGGATGGAATTCCGGGACGTGCTGTGGAGTGTTAACGAATATGGTGCAGGAAGCGGCTGGCACAAGGACCGCCTGTTGCTGGCCGGGGGTGCTGGCATGACCCTGACGGCCGACGGCGGTTACCGCCCCTTCAACGAGGCGGACAAGCCGGAGGGGTTTGCCATCCGTGACGTGGGAATGACTCTGGAGATAGAATACAGCACGGCGAACGTGACGGACACGAATGCGGAGCTGATTACCTGCCTTGGTCGTCTGTCGAACGGCAACCGGTACGGGTTGATTGTGACTCCGGAAGAGGCCAAGTTCCTGACCGGGGTGGTGACCGAGGCAATGGATGCCGGACAGATTCTGCGCTATGAGGACTCGGTGGGTACGAAATTCCAGCCGGGCACGAATATCCGCATTACCTACGTGTTCTACCCGAACGTGCAGACGAACGAACAGCGCACGCTGATCGGCTTCTATGTCAACGGTGAGGAAAGTGCCGCCTCTAAGTGGCTGGACAAGGTGAACTTCGACATCCTGAGCCAATTGGAGTTCAAGTCGGTGGGTGCGGACCTGAGTGTGAAGAGCGTGCGTATATATGACAAGGCGCTGACATCTGATGAGGTGCTGAACAACTACATCGTGGACCGCAACCATCTGGAAGATGCCGACGGGGAACCTGGCGTGCGTTCGCTGGATGAGGACAACCGTGTGCTGAACGAGGGTGACAAGGTTTCCATAGACAAGCTGATGGGATTGATGAAGAAACGGCATAACTCCATTCTTGTGGTAATCGGTACAGGGTCTGTCGGCAGCGAGGTACCGAGTGAGAGTGATACGCTGAACGTGCTGGATGCACTGGCCCAACTTAATAATAAAAAGGCGAACAAACTGATCCAGGAACTGCGCTTTTACAATGGGGAGAACCGCTCGCTGGACTTTATTGCACGAAACTTCTTCGGACGCATTCAGGGTACGTCTTCCGTAAACTATGCGCGAAAGAACTGGCGTTGGTATTTCCAGAAGACGGCTCCGGGCTATACAGCTACGATGAGCTATGGGGAAATCGACGCAAACGGCAAGCAGAGCAGCCCGACGGCTACGGAAGGAAAGAAGAACCTGTTCCGCCTTCGTACGAACTCGGTAGGGGCGAAACTGGCGTGTCCAAAGTGTGACTTCTCAGACTCATCCATGACCACCAATACCGGTGGTGCCAAATTTATTAACGATGGGATGAAGGAGATGGGTATCCTCACCCCGGCACAGCAGTATGTGGCAGACCACTCGGACACTTGCAAGGACGACATTCGCTCGGCCATTGACGGTTTGCCGTGTGACTTGTTTGTGGCCAAGAGTATCGACGAGGAACTGACGTATTACGGCCAATATAACATGAACAACGAGAAATCAGACTCCTACCCGATATTCGGGCAGGATAAGACGATTGGCGGTGAACAGTGGGGCACCGGTGACACCTTGAACTACCTGCAGGCGAACGGCGATCAGCCTAAGGAATATATCCCTATCTGCATCGAAACACTGAACAATTCGAACGACCTGTGCTTGTTTCACTGGCTTCCCTCAACGGAGCCGGACCATACGGACTTCATGGACTTCAACTTTGACAACGGATTTGAGTTCAACCACCCGAAAGATGTGTTTTGGGCCGATGGCGGTGGTGATGCCGAGGAGGAACCGAACCTGAAGGAGCATCTTGGACAGAATGACAAGTACGATAAGATGTACAAGGCGCTGGACCGCATGATGGGATTCCTTTACCGATGCGTAAAGGAAACACCGGCAGGAAAGAACCTGACATACAACAAGGAAACGCACACCTTCGACGGGGTGGACTATGAGGATGACGGCGACAAGTTCCCGACGGCCAAGTGGGTGAGCCCTACCTTCCAGAAAGAGGCTGACAAGTACTTCAACCTGGCTAATCTGGCGGCTTATTACCTGTATGTGCAGTTCAATCTGGGCGTGGACCAGTTGGCGAAGAATATGCTGCTGCGCACGTGGGACGGTGTGATGTGGTGGATAACCTATTACGACGGGGACTGCCAGTTGGGTAGCGACAACAAGTCGTTCTTGACAGGCAAGTACAACGATAACCGGCAGACAAAGCGCGACGGTGCCTACGTGATGCAGGGCCACAACAGCTGGCTGTGGAACCTGATGCTGGGCAACAAGATGCCTTTCATGGAGGAAATCATGACCAAGGGTGTGAAGGGCGGTACGAGCTTTATGAGTGCATTTTCCATTCAGAAGGCCTTGGACCACTTCGATACGGAGCAGATGAAGCGGTGGTGCTCGCGCTTGTACAATAAGAGCGGACTCTTCAAGTATGTGTACCCGTTCTTGAACGAGATGCCGGTGGGTGCGGACGGTGCTAAGCAGACGTATCCGCAGATTTACGGTCTGAAGGGTTCATTGAAAGCGCACCGGAACTACTTCATTCAGCGCCGGTACGACCTGAAGCAGGTGGAGTACGGCTATGTATCTACGCTGGGTGCCCAGTTCTACCAGAGTACGGCATCGCTGGACAAGGCTTATAAGCTGCAGCCGATGCAGTATCGGCTGACTATTCCGTACCGTGTGCAGATTTCTACGTCTAACGGAGTACAGGCAGACAGCGGTGTGGTGGACGGTGATGTACTGCATACGCTGCAGATGACCCGTTCGTTCGGCGAGAATGACCCGCTGAAGATTGTCGGTGCAGCTAAAATAAAGGAACTGGTATGGCATGAGGATGCATTCGCAATTGGTTTCAATTTTGGTTTGCTGACGAACCTTGTGAAATTGGACATGAGCGTGGAGAAAGCCAGCGGGTACCGGAACGGTTCGTTCATGGCCTCGACGAACGGGATGCTGCTGCTGGAAGAAGTGAACATGCGGAATAACCAGCTTGCTCGGAACGGGGACAACGGGAACGTGGCCACCCTGGATTTGAGCTGGCAGGGGCGGCTGAAGAAACTGGACGTAAGAGGTACGGGGCTGACACGAGTGAAACTGGCCACCGGTGCGCCCGTTGTGCAGTTATGCCTGCCGGACACGATCGAGGAGCTGTTTCTGGAATATCTGACCAAGCTGCAGGACAGCGGCCTGGTGCTGGAAGGTATCAACAACGTACGCGGCTACCGCTATACGAACTGTCCCGGCATTGACGGGTTTGCCATGCTGGAACGCCTGCATCAGGCCAAACTGAACGGCAGCGGCAAGCTGGAGCGCTTTGTGCTGGAGATAGACCGGGAAGACGACGGAACGCTGCTGAAGAAGTATTTCGATTACGGAACGTACACGCAGACGGGTGCGGTGGATGACCGGCATTCGGGCCTTCGCGGTAAGCTGACGCTGACGAAGTATCTGGCTGACGAGGAACTGGAGAAGTATGCCGCCCGTTATCCGGAACTGACGATCAAGCAGCCGCCTTATACGATGATTGAGTTTGACGACAGTGTGGCCGACGATGCCAATGTTTCGAACCTGGACAACAAGACGGGGTACAAATTCGGCAATACGTACAAAATGAGCGGGCATGTGAATGCTATCCTGTCCAAGCGCCACCGCGTATTGGCCAAGGTGACCAAGATGCCCACGAGCCGGAAGGTGGAGATGGCCGGGCAGCAGGTGGAAGTGAACAACCCGGACGGGGTGATGACCTATTTCCCCCTGCATGACGAAAGTTCGAACTTCTATGCCGATGCGGAGGATATGAACGACTGCACGGTGGCGAAGCTGGACGGCAGCGAGGGTGACTGGATGATGTATGAACCGTTCTACTGGAGCAAGGGTATCAACGATTATCTGAACAACAAGAAGTATGCCTGCTACAGCAGCTACCCGGAGGGCGAAATGCCTCCTGTCCCGGAGGCAACTATACTGACGCTGGATGCGATCAAGGAAACGCAGGGCGGCTGGCTGGGTGAACGCAAGATTATGAGCGGAAAGCCTACATTGATGGAATCCTATACGACTGACAAGGCCTATTCGGTATGTAAGGTGGATGTATCTGGATACAGACGTGTCCGCTTTCCGAGCGTTCCCGGTACGGGGCTTATCGGCAGTGTGTTTGTGGATGATGCAGGAAACATCCTGAAGAGCATCGTGGTGCCGACCATCGGCTTGAAGTTTGAGGCGGGCATGTATCTGATAGCGGACGTTCCGGAGCGCGCGACCGCTCTGCATTTCTCCATTCTGAACACGGCAGAGTTTGACTGCGTGGTGCTGAGCAACAGCGACAAGATAGAGGACATGGAACCGGATTGGGTGGCCAACGAGGAGCATCTGTGTGCCGTTGTGGGCAGTTCGGTAGTGGGCAGCAAGCTGCGTGCCTGCATAACCGGAGCTTCGACCACGGCAAGCATGACCTGGACGGACTTCCATTATTACAGCCAGCAGCGGGGTATGCAGCAGATAGATGCGCTGATGCACAGCCGCATTGCGAATCTGAGCTATGCACGGTACGGGCGCAGGGACATGCAGGAACAGTGCGGTGCCGGGCAGCATACCAACAACCGAACAACAGGCGGAACGGCAGAGCATGGGATGACAGACACCATCGGCTACGATGAAGCGTATGCCATCAACAACAAAATTACGAATTCGCTGATTGACGGTCTGGTGCACCAGTTTGCCTGGTATAAGAGTCGGGACGAATACGGACAGGTGACTGTGGTGCAGGTGAACAACATCTGCTGCCTGGGCTATGAGGACATCTACGGCAACAAGTATGACATGATGGACGGCGTGGATCTGCCGAACGACAGCGGCAACGTGGGCAAATGGCGCATCTGGATGCCGGACGGCAGTATCCGTATGGTACAGGGCAAGAAGGACAGCGGTCAGTGGATTACAGGCGTGGCGCACGGCAAGTATATGGACCTGGTTCCGGTGGGTAATCTGAACGGATCATCTTCTACCTACTATACCGATATGTACTGGATAAGCACCGCCACAGTCCGTGTGGTCTATCGCGGGTACTACTATGCGTACGCGTATGGCGGTGTATCGTATGCGAATGCGCATTACGATGCTTCGTATGCGGACGCGTATGTCGGCTCGCGTCTGGCCTTCCGCGGCAAAATCGTGCGGGCGCAAAGCGTGGCAGCGTATAAGGCGATACGCGAGGTGGCGTAAGCGCAAAGCGCCAAAGCGTGGAGCGAAGCGACTAAAACGAAAGAACGGGATTCGGATGGTTTCCGAATTCCGTTTAAAAGGTATTCAAATACCGGCGAAGCCGGTCGAATTTTTAAAGAATATTGATAGGGTAGGGGAATACAGAGTTGAACTGATTTGAGGGTAAACGACCTCAATTTAACTATGTAAAGATAGCACTTTTTGCTGATATTTGCAAGTGATTTTCTGTTATTTTTAGCCTATAAATGGCTTGTTGAAATGGAATAAGGAGTGTCTTAAATTATACGTTTCGTTTTGTGAAATGAACTTTTCGTTTTGAAATGCGCGAACATTTCGATTTGCGGATTATA